ACTGCGTGCCATCCAGTAGGCACCGTACGTGGGTGCCTCACCGAACTGCTCCAGCAACGCTGTCCTGTACACGGCCAGTTGCAGGCCAGACTTGGGTGGCTGCCCGGTCTTCAAGTCCACGATCATGGTGCGACCGGAAACCTTGTCCACGAACACACGGTCGATGACGGACTTCATCAACACGTCACCGGGTAGCCTGACTGTGACACCGATTTCGATGGCGGGTACGCCTTGTTCGGTGTGCCAGATCTCCAGGTTCGGGTTGGTTTTGCGCCAGTTGTACCAGGCGTGAACCATGCTTGGCCCTTCGGCCATCCACCAGGATTCGTCTTCCTTGCGGGGGTACTTTTTGGTGGCTCGTCCACCGGCACGCCAGGGTTTACCTTCGTTGTCGGCTTTCGCTTTGGCGATGGATTCGCGGAATGCGACCATGCCTGCCTCGTAGGCTACGTCACTCACTTGCCCTCCAACAGTGCATGGTCGATGGCGTCAGCAGCAAAATGCACTGCTGTGCCACCAGCGAAGTACCAGGCTGGGTCTTCTTCCAGTTTCAGGATACGGGTCAAGCGGTACTTTTCCCCACACTGGAGCCAGGTGGTGAGTTGACTGTACGAAATGTACGGTTCTGGTTGTTCTTCCATGCGGGGATGGTAGGGCGTGTCGGGTTGCCGTGTCAAGGACGTGTGCTAGTGTGCGTGTTGCGCGAGAGCGTGGGGCAGAAACTCCATTGACGGGCGACGGCAAAGACCGGGCCAGAAGAGGAGCCTACCTTACCACCCTGAGTCTTGGGGGGGTAGGGGGGGGCATTTCTCTTTTCTGGGTTCCGGCAAGGAGCGAGGCTTAAAGCCGAGCGACTAGGTAGGGAATACTATGGCTGTTGAAATGTTTATTAATTACGTTCATCCAGACTACCCCGGTAGCGAGTGTGTCTACTGTGGCGAGACTGCTACCAGCGTGGATCATTTACTTCCTCGTGGTTTTACCGGGGAAGCCGACAGGCTTCGTGTCCCCGTGGTTCCGGCCTGTCAAGAATGTAACTCTACTTTGGGTGCTGTATTTATGCCAGACATTTTTGATAGGCGAGAGTATGTTCATCACAAAATGAAAATAAGGTACAAAAAGTACATGAACATTATCCAGTGGGGTGAGTATGATCTGGAGCAGTTCGGTCGCCAGTTACGAACCATGCTCCTGAAGCAGATGGCCGAGGCCGATAGGCTCCGGGCGAGGCTGTCTTGGCCCCACAAAGCAACCTACGATTCAGACGCCTGGGGCGGTGCCTGGGAAGAGGTGGTCTGCGTGGATGAAAATGATCTCCCGTCGCCTCTCAGGGGCCTTAAATCGCCAGGAAACGGCACTCCAGAGGGTGTCTCAGACATGCAAAAAAGACCCCCCAATCCAGATTGGACCAGGGGGTCAATTTCACAAGTTCACAAACTACGGTTGGGGCTTAATCTTTCCGCTAGGGAGGATGCCTAACCGCTTCATCTCAGACTTAACCAACTTCACATCAGGAGTATGAATAACCAGGTGCATCGGGTCATAGAACTTCTTGTAATCCCCACCCCACTCCAGCAGGCGGTACTTCCGCAACAGGGCCCTCATCTTCAGAGCCTTCACCGGATGCTTCTTCCACCACACATTCGACCGAGACTGGGAACCTTCCTTCGTGGCATTCAAATCAATAGCCACACCACCACAATGATCCGACACCCGATCCGACGCACGACCCTTACGAGGAGGCGACCACGACCAGTCATCCATTGTGCCCTCGTCAATCGGGGCAATCTGGCTGTGGTACTCCGACGCGAACGCCACCAGGTACGGACCCACATCCTTACGCAGCAGCAGTTTCCGATCCGTACCAGGGACAGTGAACCACTTCAACTTAGGGTCAGTTCCCCTCGGGATAACAGGCCAACCCTTAATAGTTAAACGTTCAACCATCTACTTGTCCTTCGGAGACAAATGCGACAAAGCAAGAGACGGGGCCAAGACACTACCCACAAGGGCAATCCACAGGGGTGCAGCATCCTGCTCAATAATCCCATACGCAACCAGCAACGGAACCACCGTCAACGACACCCCATACAGCCACTTACGCACTTCGCGATTAGCGAGAAACTTCACTGCAACTCCTCAATATCCTCTTCGATCTGCAATACTGCAGTCTTCAACATGGCAACATCCACAACCAGCGTGTCCACCTTGCGGTGCAAATCAGCAAGCGACTTACCACCATTCGTACCCGGTTGAATCTGATACGTCGCGGCCTTAATCTTCTGGTTAATCCACCAACCCAAAGCAGTCAGAAGGATACCCGTGATCGTAAGAACCGACAGAACCAAACCAGAAATCTCGTTCGGGCTCACTACACAGTCCTCAGAAGAACAGTACACACACCGCCAGACCCCTTACGGGAACCAAGCGACGGCGGGGTAGTGCGGGAATAGTTCACTTCCTCCACGTACACTTCCTTCACCTCACCAGTAGTGAAATCAGTGAACGAAACCGTGGCACCCGTCTGCTCCATCTCCTTCAAAGCCTGGAACCTGTCATAAGCGTTACCAACCTTGCCGTACTTAGCGCCCTGCTTATCCGTCTCAAAATCAAACATCAACAGCGGCAACTGGATCAGTTCCGTCTTACGAGGTGAAGGCACCGCACGAACCTGGTAGCCCGTCAAACGGGCACTACAGCCACAATCAGGATCAGACTTCAAGTAGAACGCGAGCCACAAATCCGTGGCCGTACCCGGTGCGGCGACGTTCAGTTTCCCGTAGCCGTCAGTGAAACCATCCTGCAACGTCAACACAGTGTCCCACGTAGACGGGGCAGTCGTACCGAAAATAGAAGCCTTACCGATAATCTCGCCACTCAACGTGTTCGGGGCGATCATGCGAAGGTCACGCCACGCCTTCTGCTCCATCGTGCCCAAGCGGATACGGCCAGTCTCAATCCAGCCCTCAGACACAAACGTGTCCTGCTCCTTCACGATACCGGCACCATCCACCGCGATCCACAGTTTCCCACCAGAAACCGTGACAGCCACAGCGGAACCATCAAAACCCACAGGGGCAACAAGGTCATTCGCCCACGCAAACTGCAACGGGTCATTATTCAGAATCTGGCCAAGGTTGATGCGGCGCAAACCAGCAGCCGTCACCCGGTTACCACGATTACCCTGATCCCGTGAAGTCACATACAGGTACGACTCGAAACCGACAGCATCATCCACAGTCACACTGTTAAACACGAGCGGGCCAAGAGTCAGCGACCCGTCAGATTCGATACGTGCAATACGGACACCCTTCGTGGTGCCGATCACAAGGAACGAACCCACATACGAGTACATGGACACGACCTCTTCACCGCGAGGCATATCCACCACAACAATCGGGACAGCCAACTCCACACCAGTCGTGTCAGATGTGACACCGATACGGTAAATCTGGGATGATTCCTTCGAGTAGCCAGCGGCATAGATACTGTTAGGTCCATCAGCGAAATCAGTCCAACGCCACCCCGCGTTAGGGTTCTCAAAGAATGGGGTAGGTAGTGTCGCCGATGATGGCGACAAGTCAGTAATCTCCCAAATGCTCTGGTTCTCGGCGTACATGAGACGCGACTTCACCCACCGCAGAAGACTGTACGTGGGTGTACCGTAGTATTTGTTGTAAATCTTAGAACCGGCACTAGACGGCAGAGTGCCTTTCCAAATACCCACAACGTCAGAAACCAAATACACTTGCCCCGTGTCCGAGAGGGAAAACACGGTGTTCGTGCCACCCCACGCGACTGACGAGACAACACCAGCGTTAGTGATATACGTGACCGATGCTGCCGCAGCAAGCAGCACACCCGTCTCTACGCCGATCATTTGCTGACCAGACGCAGACGACTGCGCGTACACGGAAGCAGTCTTGTTCAACAACTGCACTTGGCCTGGTGTCCACGGGTCCACACCCCCAGACTGGTAGAACCGGAACCGTGCCTCGTTACTGTTAACCTCCAACGGTTCAGCAGAAGACAAACCGGCACCGTAATGCCATGAGGCTTGCGAGCGAAGCCACAAGCCATTCTCCAGTGACTGCTCGCCAGGATCACGTTCCGTGTCGATACGTTCACGACGGAACTGTGCCGTCCTACGGATCATCGGGGACTGGTCGTTATTAGCGAACAAGAACTCCAGGCCACCGATAGAACAATCCCAACGCAAGGCGTCAGGACCATACGACCCGACACCGCCAGGTGCCTCTAGTGTGGAACCTAGTTCCTCAACTACGTCATCACTAATATCAGTGGACAAACCAGTTACCCCTCAATAGTGGGTGGGCAAAGAAAAAGAGCCGTTTATAGCCATGCTCAGGGCTCTAATTAGTGGTTGTGGTTACGGCAGGATCGCCGCAACCTCGGCCTCGGTCAAACCGAGAGCCGCCAACTTAGCCACGGCGGACGAACGGGCAGCCTCACGCTCCGCCTTCGCCTGCTCCTCCGTCACACGCTGCGCCTCAGCAGCAGCGATATCAGCCTCCCGCTGCGCCACCTCCTCAGCGGTTGCCAAGCGTTCCTCGGTCCTACCGTCGGGGTAGGTGGTGGTGATCGTCCACGGTTCCATGATTGTTCCTTTCAGGGTTATTGGCTAAGTCCATAAATAGTCAGCGTTCCCGTTAGCGTCCCTGAACTTGGAAGCAACGTGATCCCGTCGTATGACGTAGAAAGCGAGTGAGTGCAAGCGTCATCAGCGATGCTCGCGCTGCCACCAGCCTCCGACGCGGAAGTCACCGCACGAGAAGCGGTAGGTTGTGCCAAATATGGACCGTACAAATACAGGTGCGAACCGTTGCGACCGCCGTCCAGCCAGCCGTTGAACCCTGTCGTCTGTGAGGTCGATCTGGCTCCAAATACGCTTGTTGATGTAGCGGCCAGATATTGGCGCGTGTAGTTGCTTCCCGATGCGTCGGTGCCACTCGCGCGAAGCCTGAACCATAGGTTTTGATTGTTCGTTGATCCGACGACGTTCGTGACGCAGAGGTAGTTGTCATAAGTCGCGGAGAAGCAGCCGTTCACATTGACGGCTGTCGCCGCCGTGAACGTCACCTTCCCCGACGCAGACACCGACACACCCGAACCAGCGACACTCGTCGGCACGATCAGTTTCAGACCTGCAATAGTCATGCCCTACTCCTCATACCCGAACACGACGACGTTGCCGGTGAACGTATTCACGGTACTGGTCCGCAAAGTTAGACCGTCATAAGACGTTGACAAAGAATGTGTCGAAGCCCAATCGTTCAACTCCACCGTTCCGCCATACACATTCACCGACCTAGAAGCAGTCGGCTGCGCCAAGAACGGACCATAAATATGGAAATGCTCACCCGAATCGGAAGTAGCCCCATATCCGAATCCCAAACCCTCTGTCTGCGAGGTCACCCGCTGGCCAGTAACAGAAGTTGAAGTAACGTACAGATACTGACGAGCGTAGTTTGATCCTGTGTCATCCGTTCCGGCAGCGCGAAGTCGCGCGTAAATAGACGTTGCAGTTGAAGTCTTATAGTTAGCGACGATCAGGTAGTTGTCGAACGAACTCGTGAACACCCCATTCAACGACAACGAAGTCACCGCCGTGAAATCCACGCCACCATCACTGTTGATCGACGCCGACGTGCCAGCGTGAGCGATAGACGTTGGTGTCATTATGACGAGACCATCACCAGCAGCCATCAGGACCTCACCCCATAGACTTGAAGCGTCCCTGTAACATTGCCAGCACTAACCGAGATCGTGAACCCGTCGTAAGCGGTAGACAACGAATGAGTGCAAGCGAAGTCTGCGATGATTCCGCTATCGCGGCCAAGCACGTTCACCGTGCGCCACGCCGTCGGTTGCGCCAGATACGGTCCATAGATTGCGATCGTTTCCCCGGAACGCTGAGTGTTGGCGGTGTACCCAAACACCGCTGATGTTTGGCTCGTGAAACGCGCTCCTGAAACCGTCGTGCTGTTTGCGACGAGATTCTGATAGGTGTAGTTGCTGCCAGAGGCGTCAGTACCGGAGGCGCGTAGTTTGGCATCCAAATAGTAATCGGCTGTGCTATGCACGCTACGGATGCTCACCACATAGTTGTCGTAGGTTGCCGAGAACACCCCGTTCAGCGACAGCGACGTGACCGCCGTGAACGTAACTTGACCGTTAGTGCCGATACTCGCAGACGTACCAGCGTGAGCGATAGACGTAGGCGTGATAAGCACCATGCCCATAGTGGACGGGAACGTAGCCAAACGCAGCGAACGGTACTTAGTGAAACCACCAAGCCCCGACTGCTTAACGGACCTAAGAGCCATCGAACACCACCCACGCTAGAGACCCCTCATCCCACACATACTGGTTACCGTCACTGGGGTACGGGACAGGAGCACTCCACAAGCATGTGTCCTCATCCAAAACCCACGACGGGAACGGTTGCGGGGGAATAAACGCATCCCGCTCCTCATCGTAAACAAACCCGACACCCGCATAGTTCTTCCGTAGCGGTGTACCGCCGTTAGCGTGAACACCACCATGCGTGTTGTACGAGGTTTGCACCCAACGTCCACCAAGCCCCAAATCATCGGCAAGAAACTCATGCCCACGATGCTCCTCGCTATCATTCACAGCGAGAACACGAGTAACGGTGTTGAGGTCGTCTAGTTCAGCGAAGTAAGCCATTATTTACTCCAACTTACAGAGCCGCTAGCGTTGAACGTGAGGATCGTGTAGTTACCGCTCGTAGTTTGCGTCGGGCTGCCTGTCGTGCTTGCGGTAAGTCCTTCGGAAGTAAGCCAGCGAACAATCACGACACCGGAACCGCCAGTTCCACCGTTACCAGCGCCGCCCGCGTTTGAAGAACCACGCCCACCGCCCCCTCCACCAGTGTTTGCGGTACCGTTGCCGGGTGTTCCCCCATTAGCGCTACCCGCGCCGCCCCCTCCAGATGCGGTACCAGCGGTTCGTGTTTCATATGCGCCACCGCCGCCGCCTCCGGCTCGCGTAACGCTTGATCCCGTTATCGACGATGCCACGCCGTTGCCGCCGTTTCCTGCTGCGCTGCCCGCGTTCTGACCAACCTGCCCAGCACCACCACCACCACCACCGCAGAAGTTTGGCGTACCAGAAGCACTTCCACCATTGAAGCCTTGATTAGCGGTACCTGTTCCCCGTGTTGTACCGCCCGCAGAAGTGGAACCCGCGCCACCTCCAGAGCCGCCGTTATCGCTTCCGTCAGTAACATCGCTGGAGTTCTCGCCGCAACCGCCACCAGTTGAAGTGACTGTGCTGAATACCGAATCAGAGCCCTTGCTGCCCGCTAAACTACTAACGCCACCCGGCCCTCCACCTCCGACAGTAATGGTGTAAGACTGACCGTTGCTCATGATTAGTGCAGATTCCGCGCTTGCTCCGCCACCCGAGGTTTCGCCCACAACTGAGCAGCGATACCCGCCTGCGCCTCCTCCACCGAATCCGCCTTGCCCGTTGCTGCAACCAGAGCCGCCGCCTCCGCCAGCGACAACAAGGTACTCAACCTGAAACCAGCCAGACGCTTCTTTCAGCGACCTAACAGATGACTTACCTTTCAGGCCGCTATCCGTAGCCTTACTTAAAGTCATGTCAGGTAATCTCCGTCAAAAACGCGCTAAACCCGACAGTCGAAGCAGAAGAAGAAACACGCAAATACTTCTGCGGATCAAGACACACACCAAGCGTCAAACACACGCTGTCATTCGCGGCAATAACAGCATCGTAAACAATGAACTCCTCATTAGCGGGAGTACCAGCAGTGGTATCTGTTCCGATACGGTACGTCGCAGACGACGTGTTCCGGTTACACACCACGATAGAAGACACGACAGCCTCGGTGGAAGCGGGAGTCGTGTACAAAGTAGCGTACGTGCTAGTGCCGTTAGTGCCATTAATTTGTGAATACTTGTAAGCGTTAGCCATGAACTATGCTCCCATCAGAAAGAACGAACTGAAATCCCCGCCACCAGCGGCAGCGGCCCACGCAACCCCAGTGGTCGCGGTAGAGTCGGCAGTCAATACGAAACCGTTAGTGCCGACAGCCACGTTATCCACCGCGCCATTACCGGTAGCGGCGATAAGGTCACCCTTAGCGGTGACAATGGACGGGGCGATAAACCCAGTGCCGTTAATGAAAGAGTTTGGTTCATCGAAGTCACGGGCAGACACGCCATGATTCACAGCAGCACCAGCGTCATGTGACACAGCCGTTGTGCCATCAACGCCACGAGTAACCGTCAACGTCGTACCAGATCGATTGGTTACCTCAACGATCTCTTCGTTGATCGTGTCCTGGTCAATAATCAGCGTGTACGGGAACGACGCGGGCCAACCAGAAACGGCAACAACACTAACAGTTGTCGTGCTATTATTTATACCCGACGCCAGCGTGGTTCGGGCTGCTGTAGACGAATAGTATCTACGTGCCATATTTATTCCTTACTCATCGGGTATAGTAACTACGGACTGGGAACAAGTTCTGCAAACCACGAGTCTCCTCAGCCAAACGAACCTGGTACATTTGCAGCAAGAACCGCGACAGGGACGCTGCATTGTTTTGGTTACGTGGCTGACCTGAGTAATCCGCCTCAGCGGACTGACCCGACAAGTGAGCCGAATCGAAGTACGGTGTCAAACGGTACGCTGCACCAAAACGCACAAGGTCCTCGCACGATGACGGCAAACCAGTCACAGTAGAAAACTGGTCACTGTCGTTCACCAACGCGGACGGTTCCTTCGTGAACACAATCTTCATCGAAGCACCAGGAACGATAGAGTCATACACGGATACCGTGACACCAGTGGAGAACACCGACGTGGCAGCATGCTTATCGACACGCAACCTGCGCACCGGCAGCCACTCCTTCGAAGGGCCAGTGGTACGCCACGACACCTGTAGCACATCAAGTGCCCCAGCGGGCAGAGCGTATGTGCTGATAGCGGGCTGGAACGTGATCGTCGTCTCACCCACCGCAAACAACTCAGGATAGACGGAAATGATAGCGTCATTGATTGCCTGCTTCACCATGCTGCGTGGGAACATTGGGGACGACACGACACGGGAACCAGTGGAGTGTGCTACTGCAGTTGTGCCACGGAAACCACGACCATACGGGGGAACCGTCAACACACCATTCGTGGTGTTCAGCGAGTCAACCCAAATGATTTCGTCATCAATCTCAATGATGCCACGGGAGATAGCGGTCACATCATTCACAGACATGGTTGTTGCGCCAGACGCAACATCAGCAGTCAAATACGTGGCCTGATCCTGCAAGGTCGTGTAACCATACAGTTGCATCAACGTCTGGTCGGTCAACTGGCTGAACGTACTCATCTAGTTGCTCGCATTCACGAAACGTGCCGTGTTCTTGTTCACAATCATCGACGCGGGGGGCATAGTATTTGCGTCATACGGGCGACCCAAAGCACGAGAAGCAGTCTCAGCCTGACGTACCTTGTCAATTGTTGTCCCCTCGGGTTGGATTCCGTTACGTCTTGCCGTCTCATACGCGGCAAGATCAGTCTTAGTTTTCGACCACATAGACGCGAGACCGCTTGTGGCGGTTGCGTTAATGGTCGGGTTCGCTGCCTGCAAACATTCAGCGTACGTGGCGTGGTCTTTCGTTTTGCAACCTGTGCGGCAGTTACTGTGTGACAATGTATTGTCCGTATCCTGCCGCCACCACGGCGGCCTCCGACTCGTCATCAAGAATGTTCGTTGCACCGCCACGGAAATAGTAGTCCGCGTCAGCGATAGCCTCTTGCGCCGGGAACGTGAGCAGTTCACCCGACGTGCCAGTGATCAAGAGTGCCTGACCGTTATCAATCGGGTAACGACTCAACAGCACGTTGTCCGTGTACGCCAGTTCGATGGTGGGCAGGACAAGATACTTAGAAGGCACATACACCGTCGCAGTCAAATCGGAACCGAACACTAGCGGCCTAGCCTCAACCGGTGCCAAAATCAGCAACGTCGCTGTCAAGTTACTACTTGCCACCAGTGGGTTCGTGACGGCAATCCGCACAGCGACACCGTTAGCGACAAGGTTACTTGTGCCCACAATCAGTGACGCTGCCGCTGTCACAATGTTCGCCGCAACAGACAATGTTACTTCAGCGGACATTGCCGCTGCAGCGGACCAGTTCTGCTGCATACCGGCAGTCAAGTTAGACTCGGCAGATAGGGCAGACTCGGCCAACAGTGTCGCGGTAGCGGCAGCAACAAGGGCACTCTCGGCGGACAAGGACGAAGCCGCCACGAGAACGTTCGTTGCATCACTGACTAGGTTGCTTTCAGCAGACAGTGAAGCCTCAGCGGGTGCCACGACAATCACAGCCGACGTGAGATTACTTTCACCCGACAGTGCTGCAGCACCCTGTACCGTCAGACCGATACCAAGTAAACCAACTACCGGTTCGGTAATGTCAATGAACATTACGACAGGCTAAGAGTCACCGAAGAGATAGCGAACTGGACAGTATCACCGGAAGTGACAGTGCGGGAGTTAGTCAAAGCACCATAAGCGAGACGCTTCGGGGTGCCCGCATTGTCGTAAATCTCAATACCGACAACCGTGCACGACGGCATACCAGTGAACGAGATAGAAGCATTGTTTGCAATCTGACCAGACGAAGCGGCATCAAACGCGATAGTTTGACGTGCATACGATCCACCAGTCACCTCAGTGCCGGGAGTGGAGTCGTTGCCGTTCGCTGTCATTAGGGCCAACTTGATCGGCGTGGTGACAGTGTACGCGGACGTACCCACCAGCGCATCAAGCAACTGATTCTCAATAGTGTTAGGGAGATTGTCAGCCACGCTGAATCCTTATCTTTATAGAAACAAAACCAGTAGTGCAGTGGAGGCCACACCCGCTATATGATGTGGCCCCCACCAGCCATCAACTAGGCGATGGACGAACCAGACTCAATCCGGTACAGTGCATCGTTACGGTAGATGGACCAGCCCTGGAGGCTGTACCAGCCGACCGGACGGAACCTCATCAACTTGTCGACGACGGGACCGATAACGATACCCGGCTCAACAGCGGTCGCCTCAGCGAGCGCCTGCTGGCCTGCGATGATCGTACGGTACACCTTCGCGGACGAGGTGCCGTCATTCGCCGTGTACGCGCGAGGCGTCTCCACGACGTAAGCACCCCCGTACACACCGGTCGTCGCGTTGAGGATGTTCCCCACGTTCGGATCGGTGTACTTGCGGATGTCCTCAAACGAGAGGGAGCCGGTCTCTGCACGGAGGTCGTGTGCGACCTCGGGGTGCATGTAGGCGGCGTACAGCATTCCCTCGCGGGGGACAGCGTTCGCGGAACGCATCTTGGCGACAGCCTTACGGATGTACTCGCCCTCGATCACGTCGGTCGCGGTGATACCGGAAGTGGCAGTGTTGCCAGTTCCCGCGTAGATCACGTTGGTGCCGGTGATGAGAGTGGACACAACCAACTTGTCGATGCTGTCAGCGAGGTTGTAGGCCACGATGTTGGCGATAGCCGGGTCCACGTCACTGAACGCGAACTCACCCAACTTGCGGGTGTTGAGGACGGTGTTGCCGTACTCGTTCAGCGTCACGGTGACAGTGTTAACGTCCGACAGGGCCACAGCGTTGGGGTCAACAGTCTCAGAGAGAGTGCTGGTCGCGGCTGCGAGATCCTGGTAGAGCGAGAACACCACGGACGAACCGGGCATTGCCTGCTGCACCGGGCGCTTGTCTGCGAGGTTACGGAACAGCGGCTGCGAACGGAGAGCGAACTCAACGTAGCGGTCGTATGCTGCCTTAACCAAACCAGCCATAGCGGTGGTAGAAGTGTAAGCATTGCTCATAGTAGTGTTTCACCTCCTTGGTGAATAGATTGATTGGTTACCTGTTTTGAGGCTATACAGCCTGCGGACCCATAGAGTTCCCGAACAGCACCCGGTTAAGTTCTTCGGGTGAGGATGCTGCACGAATCAGCGCATCCAACTGGCCGGGATCACCAGAGTAGGTTTCACCAGACTGCTGGGTTGCAGCGATCCGGTTGATTGCCTGCAGTTCTGGACTTGGAGCCGCAGGTGACTCCTCACTTGGGGCCTGGACACCGAACACGTCACCGTACTCGCTGACCCAAGCCTCAACCTCCTCAGCGGAGGTAACGTCCTCAGGGATGAACTTGGAGATCTTCTCCGGTAGCCCCTTGGATGCTAGTACGTCCTTGACTGAGCGTTCACGAAGGCTGTTCTTCATGGACTGCAGTTGTTCCTGCAGTTCCTTCTTCTGCTTCTGTGCCTCCTTGTAGGCTTTCCGCAGTTCCTTCATAACGTTTGACTGATTCTGAGCGTCCCCAAAATTGTCGTCGTCGTCCCAGTCGAAATCGGACATTGTAACTCCCAACTATTCATATAGGTGAATCGCTACCCACACAACCCTCTGGGGGGAGGGTTGTGGCTGTAACTACCGGTCTTATACACTGATGGGGCCGGTGGGTCCATCTAGGAGTGGAGTGTGAGGCTTGACCCTCACGCCTTCTTACGGGCACTCCGTTCATGCGTTCTTATTCTGTGGCAATTTGAACAGACAAGTTCGCACTTTTTTAACTCTTCTAAAAGTTTCTTTTTTCCACCCGAACCACGGGAAAGACGAGATATGCTTTGAATTTTTTCGCCAGTAACGTGGTCAAAATCCATGACGTAATATGGAAAAATATTTCCACAGTCCGCACATGGACTAGATTCTTTAATTTCCTTAATCCATTTACTAAGTGCTTTTCTACTTTTTCTTTGCCTTTCAAGGTTCTTTACTCTCGCTTCAACGTGAATATGGTGGTGCACTGTTGATTTTGAGCAACCAAGTTGATTAGCAATTTGCTGCTGAGAAAAACCTTGTGAATGGAGTTCTCTAACCTTTTCCTTTAATGACATGGTGGAATCCAATCTATTGTGGTGGTATAGGGTTGGGTTAGACCACCACGACTAACCCAACCTTTGTGGACGTGCCAGGAGTTGCACCTGGGTTAGGCAGAGCCACCGGCCAGTAATACTGGGAAACGGTAGGGTACCTCTCGCTCGTCACGCCCGTATTCAGTTATACGCTCGGTGCCCTACTCAGGGTGCCGGTTGTCACACCGGACGTGCCACCGAACCGGGCACGTTCACGGGACTGCAAGCCGCGTACACGCCGCTGCGCCGCCTCGTCAAGTTCCAACTGACCAAGAGCAGTCTCCTCAGCGGTCAGTGTCCCGCCTTCCAGTTGTGCGAGCCTGCCAGTGGTGCGCTGCACCCCAGCGATCTGTGTCAACTGTGGCTCAATCTGTGTGCCAGTGATGTCCCGTTCGCCACCAAGGAACTCACCGACACGCTCCGCGACACCCGCACCGAAGTCCAGTCCGGCACGGGTGGCGTAGCCACCGACGATGGCTGCGTTAGCGCGACGCTGAATCTCACCCGTAGTACGCTGCGGGTCTAGGACGTAGGAAGTGAGGGTCGCCGGGTCAACGTTGTAGAACCGCTGCAGAGAGTCGCGGACTTCCTGCGGTGTCTCAGCCACGACACGCTGCGCGTCGGTGATGCGGTCACGGACCTCATTCACGGACAGAGAGAAGTCCCCAACAAGTTTACCGATAGCATCGTACTCTGCCTGCGTTCCGGCCTGTCCAAGATAGTCGCGTAGACCAGCCTCACGGAAAACCTGACGGTACTGTGTTTCTAGGTTGAGGTATTCTGCCTCATTGCGAATATCAGGGATACCACGCTGCTGCAAAGACAACATGCCCTTGAACCGAACCTTGTAGGGTTCCGTCTGGCGTAGGCGTTCTGCGATAACATTGACGTTATTTCCCCACTGGTTAACTAGGGATTCAATCTGACCGCTGAGGGAACCAAGCCCGTACTGGTCAAGGATGCCGGAGAGGAAAGCCTTTGCACCTTCGCGTGCCTCACGCCGTGTGGCCTCTAGTTCCCCACGCAACGCATCATAGTAGGCAGCCATCGCTGCGTCAGCCGCAGAAGGTGCCGCTGGCTGTGCAGTTCCGGTTGGTGTTGGGGTAGGGGTTGGGGTGGTTTGCTGCGTCTGGGTTGGTTGCGGGGCAACAAGACCCATGTCCTGCAACTGATTGCGAGTGATCTGGGTGCGTTCCTGCTGACGCATCTCAGCAAGAATCCGACCTTCACCTGAAACATAGCGAGGTGCCATCAGCGGAATCCAAACATCTGCAACAACTGAGTACCCACATCCGTATATGTTGCGTAAGCATTATCCGTGTACTGCCAGCGGGGATCTTCACGGACCTGGCGCTCAAACTCGTACAACGGAACCACGCTAGGCTTACCGTCAGCACCGACACCCTGCAAACCCTTCTGCAAAAGAGGGTCGTTGAAGTCAATACTAGTATCGTCAACTTCCAGCAAACGAGCCATGCGCTCCCTGTACGGTGCTGCAATATCGGCAATGTCGTAACCAGAATCAATCCTGTCAGACCACGCCGGGTACGCCCCCGCCATGTAGGTGCGGCGAAGATCCTGCAACACGTCAGCCTCAGTCATATCACCACGTTGAATACGTCGAACATAGTCACTGACGAGATTGTCTGTCAGGCTCAAACCGTTACGACGCGACCACTCCCGCAGGCTCCGCTGCAACTCTCCAGTAGCCCCACGAAAATCACCAGACTTGGCAGTAGCCAAATCCGTGAGAGTGTTCCGCATCTGCGCATCGGTAAGACCAAAGCGCCGCTTCTGCTTCGCCAGTTCCCGAAGTTCATCCTCAGCAATGTCCGCACCGAACTGGACGGCCTCATCACGCAAAGCCTCAACGTCAGCGTTAAGTTGCTCGGCGTACAGTTCTGGAAACTGGGCCTCCAGGTCCATGTCCTCGATAGCCTTGGAGTTGTACTTCTGCCTCCACGGCTGCGAGTTCATCTCCAGTTTAAAAGAGTCTGCACTCCAACCCGTAGGGTTGTCAATGTACTTGCGGACCTGACCGTCAAACCACTGCGCGAAAGACTGAGCATCAGGGTCGTCAGAGTTACGCAAAGAGGTAATCAGTGCGTAGGCCACACCCCACTTGCTGGCAACGGCCTGGGGTGCATTGCGGCGGAAAGCCTTACGCTCCTCGGGTGATACGCGCTTGTCACCGTTGGCATCCATCAATTTTTCTTCAGGTGTGAGTTTAGGAGCCACGCGGACCCTCGCTCAATGCGCCGTAGAAAGCATCCATCATGGTAGTTGCCATAGCAAACTCTTTAGCCTCTGGCCCCTTCATCAACATGTCAGTAATGAGATCCTTCTGACCTGTAACGTCAAGGCCACCATACGGTGCCTCTTCAGTTTCAGCGGATCTGATCTTTGGAAGAATCTTCGCCAATTCATCATCGGTGATAGCGCGACCAAGAACCTCGGATGCGATAGCGTCAGCAGTCGCACGGATGTCCCTCTCGCTGGAGCGGCTTATCCGCCTTGACGCGGTTGTTCCACGGGCATTCGCGTTTGCGGCATCCGTTCCTGCCGTGTACTCACGCTCGTTGGCAAGATCAATCAAGTACTGCATGGGAGAAACTTTCACTCCCTGCTTTTCAAGCGCTTGACTTGCCTTGATGGCGTCGCCCCACAGTGAACTACCAGTTCTGCGGTAGTCAATAGACTTGGCAAGACCATTAATCCAGGTCTTCCATTCCTTCGTCATAAACCTGTTGTACGCGTCAGGAGTAGTGTACGCGCTTTCAGCCTGGTCAATATCGACAGCAACAGGCCGTGGGCTTACGGCAAACGGAACATTCGGTGGTGCCTGCTGCCCCATGTACACGGTAGAAGGTGCATTACCGGGCCTAGTGGTCCCGATAGTTATGCCTTTCTTGCCCTTTTCCGTGGGATCTGTACCAGCGCCCTTACCGCGAGCGGAACCGTCATTTGAAGAATCAGTTCTAACTCCGTTAGCCACTACTGCTCCCCAAACTCAGGTTCCCAATAAAGAACACGTTCGACAAACGACCTGACATTCTCATTCCTGGCCGCGACGGTTTCAAGATCGCGTTCCATCTCGTAGCGCAACTGACGTTTCAAGTCACGCTCCGCCTCAGTGCTTCCGGTGATCATGCGAATGTCCGTCATGTAATCTTCATAAGTGTAAATCGCAGACCGAATAGAAGAAGAAACGTCGGTTGCCTTCCCGCTTTCCTTCAATTCGTTAACCATAACTTTCGCCTCTGCGTATATTGTTGAGGCATAGTTAGTGGCCTGCATCCGATTGGAGTTCTCGGCACGGTTCTGGGCCCAATACGGGTCCTGGCTTTCAAGCCAGTTGACATCATCGGCACGCATATCCTCTAGGTCACTGATGCGCTTACGGTCAGCCTCAACCCTCGGGTCAAGTGCATCAATATCCTTGCGATAGTCGGCCAAAGTAGCCATGTACTGGTACTGTGTCTTTGCAGACAAGGCATCCAGCATGAACTCGTTAACGTCCTTCGGGGTACGGATCTCCAAAGTTTTCGTTAGAAGATTCCACGAGTCAAACGAAAAGTCGCCAGTCTTCGGCGCAAGCAGTAAGGACGCGTTCGGGTACTTCTTGTAAAGTTCCTTGTTGTCCTTGTACCACTGCTCCAGTCCAAGAACGGGGCGCACATCAGCGAACGAAGCGACCTTCTCCTTGGAAACCTCAGTGCGTGACACCGTAAACGGCATCAAGTCTCCGCCCTTGTTCAACCTCCACCACTGGCGGTAAGCCTTCTGGATGTCACCGTCGTATGCGCGGATAAGTTCAAGGAACGCGCTACGCATAGACTCGATGCCGTTTTCACGGGCGTAAGCGGTAGCGGTCTCGGAGTAAACTTGTGGGGATGCTGGCACAGCGAACCCCATTAGCAACTTGGTGATGACCGTTCCCCACGCAATGTTGCGGATTCCCTGCATCTCATCAGACTGGCTGATTTGGTCAATGTTGGTGAAGTCGCTTGGGATAAGATCCTCGGCAACACCGATAGCAAGGGCGTCCATTATGGCACTCCCGTACAGTGAGTACCGTTCATCCGTGGACATGGCACGCAAAACGCGTGCGGCTTGACCTGGGACAAGTGAATCATACCAGGAACCTTGTGCTGCGTACTCGCCCAGCACATACCGTTCAAACCTTTGTAGTTCTGGAAACTTAGCGAAAAGAACCTTAAACGGTATGACACCAACGGGCCCAGTCGGAGTGGGTGCAATCTGATTTATGTCAGATGAAGGTGCCAGCATGTTGACCTGACCACCGAAGAATGATGGCTTCAAGTCGAGGTGAATGTTATCACCCCACAGCCACGTTGTTGATGCACGTATTGCCGACTGAAGAATATCACTACCTGGGTAGGCAAAGTACTTGTTTCCGTTATCGTCTTCCATGATAACGCCAGTGTCATCAAGCAACTGGTACGTCAGCGCAGTCTTCCAGAACGCCACCGGGTAGTTCTTTGCTACGCGGAAGAAGCGACGGTAAAAGTCCTCGGTCGCACGGTAGTAGCGGGAGAAGTTGCGAACCTTCCACGCCAACTGCGAACGGTTTGCCGGATTATCGGTGTAAGAAAGCGTGAAACCGATTGACCGCTCCACGGCCATCTTCTTAGTTATGTTGCGTGCCGCACTCTCACCAACAACTGCAGCGAGTTGCTGCTCGTATGGGCGGAGAACATCACGCTGCTCTAGGTAGTTGGCAAAAACAATAGGTTCTTTCGAAATCCTATTGTACTGTTCACCAAGAACATTCCAAGCCCGGTCAATCAGGTCGCCCTCAGTCTGTGGCATTGGGATCTCGTTTCGTCCCAGCACAAACTCCGGCGCATCGTCTGCATATGAGCGCATACCGGCAGGACTGATTTTCAGGATTTTTTCCCCGGCCTCGTCAATATCATAGATATCAACAATGCGGAATCCATCTTCGCCAACTGGCGCAACAAGGTCAACAAGTTTCTTGTTAATCTTGCCGTCCTTGTTGGAGAACATGTTAACAACGTCTTCGTAGTACCTACGGGCAAACTCGTCAATAGACGTATCGCCCGTGTAAATCATGGAGAGACGATCCTTGTAGCCGAACTCGGTATCGTTTCTAATTGCGTTGGCGATACGCTCAACGGCACGATCCTTATTGTAAATATCGGAAACCGCAATCTTCCCAATAGGACCATCAAGTTCAAGAATACCGTGAAGAGAATTAAACCAGTAAAGGTTGTAGTTTTTTGCACCCTTCGGAATGTCAACAAAGCCACCCAAAACGGTCTTTGCGTTATCTGGCACCGAAAACGTTTTGATGCCGGGAAGATCAGTCCCAGGAACGGAAAGATTTGGATTTGGAAGAGATCCACTATTTATCATAGCGCCCTGCTCCGTCACCTCATCAATCTGCTTCAACCCGATTCCGGTGTCAACAAGGTCAGAAAGGTCGTCCATGTTCTGCTGCGTCAAACCAGAAAGACGATAACGACCCATTGACTTCATGTACAGCGCCTTCAGCGCTTCAGCGTCCCCGCTTTTAAACGCCGCATTCGCCGCAACAACCTCGGCCTCGTTAAGGTTTTCAAGAAACGCGACAGAAAGAATCTGTGAAGTCAGCGACGGCGAACCGTAATCTGTTGACTCATCAACCTTGTCACCAATCTTGCGGAACCGCTTTGCAAACATTCCAAGACGCGACTTGACGACAACCTTGTTATCTGCAACATCAACACCATTGCCGACAACGGCAATATTTGGCCTTGCCTCACGCAACGCCATAGCGGCCTTGCGACCCTTGTAAAGATAATCAAGGCGACCGCTAGTTACAACATAACCCCAGTAGTCCTCAATAGCGGCACGCTGACTAAACCGCCAACCATACAGTGTGCCAAGGGACCACATATCAGTAATGTGTTGAGGAAGATTCACGCCCTGCTGAAGCCACTCTGGACCAATATTTCGGTAGGTCTTTAGGTCTTCAATATCTTTCATGCTTGGTATGGCAACACCGTCAGCGGTCTGCCACAAGTGAAGAGCATGTTCACGACCGTTAACACTGGACGGTCGAATCATAACCATGTCATCAACTTGGCCGACAACCTGCGGAGACAACTGTTCCGGCAGTGCGCCCTCTGGTGTCAACTTTTCGACACGAGCGGCAGCATACAACTCGTCTGCGGAATAGCCAGTAGCAAGATCATCAATCCTATGAAGAATTGTATCCTTGCTGAAATCAACACCACGCGACGCTGCAGCGGAACGAATCAAACCGGCAACAAGAAGACGCCTCTGGCCGGGATTAGATGCACGAAAAACGTCAGACAAATACGTTGCATGGTACTTTGTGAGGAATGACCTGGCAAACATGTAAAATGTTTTAGCGTCGCTAGCATCAGAAGTAACAATGTAGTTCTTGTTCGGAAGGCTGGCAAACTTCTGAAAAACCCTGTCAATGCCGCGACCAATATTGCCTTTGGCGAAAATTGAACGCGACTGGTCCGCCGCACCAATAGCAAGACCGTTATCGAACATGATGCGAGACACGTCTTCGGCTGTAGCACCTGGTCCGTAAAACTTATCAATAACCTGCTTGGCACGCGCCTTCGGCATCACCGTTGCAGAAATTGCAATAGCACCCTGCTGCCGGAGGAAACGGCCAAGAGACATGCGTGGCATCATCGCCTGACGTGTCTGAGGCAACGTAGTGTACAGTCGCTCAAACAGGTTCTTTTCAGCAAGAATTGACTGAGCAGCCCGGTTTGCTTCAGGAACAATACCGCCACGAACAAGAATATTTGCCTGATTGGCCTGATTAATAAAGTCTGCAAAGTCGTCAACGTTCTTAAACTTCTGAACCTTGATCTCTGTTATTACCTCGTCAGGTACTTCCTTGTACTGTCTGGCAATAACTCCGCGAACTCTAGCCGCTTCCCCAGCATCCTTAATTCCGTCAAGATCCCTGAGGTCAGTTATTAACCTATCAAAGTATGCACGGGCACGGTTGGTTTCAACGCCAGCAATAACCTTTGGTGCCAGCGCAACAGTAACATCCTGACCTGGGGCAATCTTTGTTAGCGCGTACTTGACGCCACGCATGGCATTGATTGCCCTGCCAGCAAAAATGGTCGGGTCAATAAATCCGGCACCAATGCTCAGTGCGCCTGATGCCCTCTCACGCCAAACCGTGCCAGACCCAAGATCACCAAAAAACGAGTTGTAAAGAACCGGACCTGTAGTTCCAAGATTCGCCTCATCAATCTTTCTAGCAAGTTCCATCAACTGCGGGTTAGAATCTGCCGCGTAAAGAAGTTGACGGAAAATAAGCCCAGCATCGTCTGTGGCGTACTTGTCCATAGCCATGACTTCGCCAACGTGATCCTCGGCATTGTTTGCCTGCGCCTTGGCAATGTCAACCATGATGTCAACAGCGAGAGGATCGTACTCTTTCTTTAGCCGGTCAATGCTGTCCTGGTCGAAGTTTCCAGCCTCAAAGTTACCCCAGCCGATAACGTTTCTCTCGGACGGTGGGGTAAACGGGTTGACCTGCATGGAGAAGCGGATACCCTGCTGGCCCTCTTCCCAGATGGTTTGAAGTGCTTTGAGTGCGGCACCGCCACCAGCAGCAAGGGCGTTGATGAAAACGTTTCCCTCGCCCTCTTCAATTGTGGCAAGGCCGCTAGCAATCTTTTCGGCAACAATATCGCCAATCGCGGCACGCATAAGAGGATTCGCTGTAGCCATAATGTTGCGCTGACGAATCTCGTCACTTGTTGACAAGATCATTTCAGCAGCCTCATTGGCCGCAACATAGTCAACTAGGCGGGCAATGTCCTCTTCGTTGACATCCTCACCGTTCGCTTGTGCCTGGACTACAGCGTCAAGAAGAGTCGGGTACGTTCCAAGTTTACGTATCTTGTTCCGGTCAACACGCCTAGCAATAGACTTACGGACAGAATCCTCGGCCTCTTGTGACCAAAACTCAGACCCAAGTCTGCGCACAGCGGTCTGTGTAGTAGCGTCCTCGTACTGTGCCGCAAGTTCAGGGTTCTTCGCGTACTTCAGGAATCGAAGAACATTCTGTCCTTCAATTTGACCCTCAACAAGTTCACGCTCGGCAATCGCCCTGTCGGAAAAGTCCTCTTCCGGCATGAGGTCAACGGGTGCCTGCTTGCGTAACTCTGAAGCAAACTGCTCAACCCTAGGCCACGGATTCCTTGGACTGTACTTTGTGGGATTCTGCGCTTTGGCTTCTTGTTCAAGCCTGTCTGCGGACTTTGCCACTACCATCCTCTACGACGAGCAACTTCCAGCAGGTAACCCACTGAACCGTCACTGTCGTAAGGTAAAAGTTTCAAAAGCGTGTCAGAAAGATTCACGCTACGCATAGGGCTACGCATCGGCGGGGGTCCGTCGCCTGGACCAAACGGTGCACCGGCAGTCACTGGCTCATCTGGTCTCTGCGTGGGAGAAAACAGCGGCACCGGACCCTCACCACCACCACGCGGTTGACGTGGGCGAGGTGCACGAGCAGTCGTCTGACCAGCAGCCGACATCGGTGCAGCAGCCTGCATCGTGTTAAACTCAGCATTCTCCCCATACGGCATACCAGTCATAGTTGCCTGAGTCTGCTGGGGGCCACCATCCGTGCGCTGCGACAACTGACCAGGACCAGAAACAGGAGCCGGGTTACGGGGAGTACGCTTACCACCCTGACCGTTAGCCATTATCCTCATCCTCCACATAGACGATACGCGGGTCCACAAGTTCCTTCTCAGGAACCGGACCGAACTCGTCTTCCTCTTCGTCATCTTCCACAAGAACACCGTACTGGGCCAAAGTCATCATCGACTGGTCCAGCAGTCTGTTCATGCGAGTGATCATGTCATCAGCAACATCAGGTGACCAAGCGACACCTTGGGCGACAATCGCCAAATGCAGGTCAAGGTAGGCAACATGCACACTCATATCCCTCGCTGGAATCTTCATCACGTTGCCCTTTCCCTTAAACTACTTCGTTCCGCTACCCTTGGTTCCCTTGACGTGCACGCCCTGCTTGATCAGATCAGCGTTGGACGCCTTGCTGCCTGCTGCACCCTTAATCGGGGCTGAGACATGCGGCTTACCGTGCGTTCCCTTATTGGGCTGTGGCATTACTGCTCCTCTACCATTTGACTTTATCAGCCCAATACGCGGCTGACATTTTACCTTTTTGAATGTTCTTAGCGTGACGTGCCTTAAATGATGCCTGCCGCTTCGTTGGCTGCCTGTCACCAGTGACACCTTGCTGCCCGAAACGGATCGTCTTAACCTGCGAACCCTCCTTAGCCACAACAACATGCGACTTAGTGGGGTGATTCGGTGTGCGCTTCGGCTTGTTGTAGCCAGACACACCGGCACGCTTCAAACGCGGGTCAGGCTTACTTGCCATTATGCGGCCTCTTCTTGTGATACGCCTTACTAGCCTTAATAGCCTCTTGCTTCGACTTCGCACCAGACTGCTTAGTCACGTTGATACGGCCACCCTTACCCTTAGGATGCTCCACAACGTAGTCACCGGACTTGTTCTTCTTGAACGTGTGCTTAACCCCGGTGATCTTCCTAACGGCCACGAGCAGCCCTCATGTTATCCACAGCATTCGGGTACTTACGTCCAGCCTTCTTCGCTGCAGCCTTAGCCTTAGCCTTCTGAGCGGGCGACAGTGGGGTGGACTTCTTCTTCGGGTTCGGCTTCTCCCACACGGGCTTCTTACTTGCCACGCTTCTTCGCCTTCTTCTTAGCCATGCCAGCCTCAGACATTGCGATAGCGACAGCCTGCTTGCGGGACTTCACGACCGGACCCTTCTTGCCGGAGTGCAGCGTGCCTTCCTTGAACTCCCGCATAACCTTGCGGACTTTCGCCTGCTTCTTAGCGGCCACGACCTTTACCCTTCGGCTTGTTCTGGGGATTGGGTTTACCCCAAAGGCCAGCGAGATACTTCTCGTAATCAGCCGTACTCATAAACGGCTTCCCACCGCTAGGCTTCGGCTTTGGCTTGGGCTTCGGGTTACCCTTGGACATTTTACCAGGCATTACTGGTCCTTTGACGGCTTCGCCAGGGGCGACACGGTAGTCTTAACGTTAGGCATCACGGAAGAATCCTCAGGATGGTTACCGTCCCCACCGGCCTTACCAGTAGGGTCCATCCAGCAGCCACATGAAATGCACATAGTTACTTCTTCTTCTTCTTGGCGGCAGCCTTCTTGACGGCCTTCTTCGGCATTTCCTTCATCATCGGCTTCATCGACTTGCCAGCCTTCTTACCGTACATCATGCTGCTCCTAGATAGGTAGGCGGCGAGAAATACCCGCCGACAACTGAGGTTGACCACCAGCGCCCAAAGACGCCATAAGCATCTGCAAATCGGGGCGACCACCAGCAGCCATGCCAGCCTGACCAGCGGCAACACCACGAAGAAGCCCACTAGACGACAAGCCCTCTAGGTTTTCACCTGGACCACCGGGGGGAGCCTCACCAGGGGTGCCGACCATCCCTGCGGCTTCCGCACCTAGGGACTCAACCCCCGGCGGTACAGGCATCTCCTCAGGCATAAACGCCTCAGACACAACCTCTTCAATAGGTTTGCCCTTTTGACGGCCAAGGATAATCGCGGACAGGCGTGATAGAATCTCGCCAGGGTCTTGACCCGCTTGTGCGAGAACGGGAATAGCCTGGGCGTACCCGGCTACAGCCTGCTTCAATGCGTCGCGCATCTCTTCGATATCGACGCGCTGCTCCTCCTCGGATGCGTTCAAGGCGAATGGCATTTGTCGCCTGAGGAAGTCGCGCGAAATCAGGCGGTCACCGCGAGCCTGCAAACCAAACACCAGTGCACGGTTCGGGTCCAAACCGGCCATGAGGCCATACTGGACATCAACCGTGTGGTCGCCCTTAATATCAGTATCGGGGCGGTAACGGATCTCGTACGGTGTGCCGTCAGCGTTTCCACGCAACGTCTTTGTCTCGCTGCCGAAAAGTGCTTCGTCAACGAGGAAAGCCTTACGCACCAGGTTCTGCAACGTCTTAGCGAACATTGCCTGACCCGTGCGGATCTGGGTATCGAACCCTGACATGAGGGACTGCACGCCACGGCCAGTGACAATACTGCCCTCAACCTCACCCGTCCTAGCGTTCGGGTAGCGGGAGCCCTGACGCAACTCTTGGTCAAGGAGCCCCTGCTGGGCGAACGCGGCCTGCGGAACCTCAATCGGTACGCGGCGCACACGCTCACCATTAGCGGTACGGATAACAGCATCCGGCCCTAGGGAGAGTTCCTGCGCGTCAGGCGGCAGAACGATAGGTGCCTGCACGCTCTTGGTTGCCGCCTCCAGTGACAGGAGGGCGAAACGTGCCTTGGCGACCTGTACGGCGAGAACGTCATCAAACTGCCCGTGCGACTGTGTATCGACACCGGGGCGTTGTGTCCATTCGATCAGGCATTCCCCGATGGGGTTCTTTGCCTGCTCCAGAATGATACCGTTGCGGGTCGGCAGGAACAGCATGTCCACGTCACGGTCGTGGTAGCGGACAACCTCAATCAACTCCAGCCCAGTGGAGGACTGTCGGATGATTGACTCTGCGTGCGGGTACATGGCGACAAGTTCGTCACGGTTCTTGTAGAACGAGAAGAACCCGGCCTTGCAGAAACCCCAACGGTCAAACACGGGGTATGCGCCCACGGAATCCATGAACGTGATGCGCGGCATACGGTCGTCGGCGTCAATCTCAATCATCGCCGGGACGAAACCGTACGTGAAATACCTGTCCGTCGCGGTGTACATTTGACGCTGCAGGTCAGAGAAGTCAATGTAGCCGTTCACGATCCTGGTGCGCTTCTCAGCGAACCGGCGACCGGAATCCGTGATCATCTTGGATGACGCACAGTTGAACGCGGGTAGCGGGGCAAGCACCTCGGCGAGGTCACGGGCCGCGACATCGACCATGTTCGCCACGATGCCCTGATCGAACGGGCCGTCAGGGAACAGGTCAGGGTACACGTCCCTCATGCGGCCTTGGCGGACAGCAAGAACCTGCTGCATCTTGCCGTCACGTTCAGCGAACTGTGCCTTGATGCGGTTGTAGTGTGCGCTCACATCGCGGATACGCGCATTGGTGGGTTCACCAATCGCCGTAATGTCGCCGTAATTGATACTCAAACGCTTCTCCTACGCTCCGATGGGGTTCCATGCCCCTGCTGCTTCAGCCTCCAACAGGCTGACGGTGCGCTGCTGGTCCCTATCCCACTTAGTCAAGAACGGGTTGTTTACGTGCGTGCGGGTGTAGTTCGATGCCAACATAACCCGGTCCCTGCAGGCAAGTTCAGCGAACCACAGGGCCATCACGATGTCTGTCTTCTGGTTCTTCGGCGCGTCAGGGTGCCACGTCACCAGTTGCTCCACGAGCGACTTCGCCGCCTCGTTGCCGTGCGTAGATGGAA